TGTGAATCAGATTACTCTGTCACTTTCTATGACACTCGTGTTCCTGGTTACACTACTAAATCAAATATTGCTGTACCAATAACAAATTATGAATACGAATCTAAAATTGAAGATGCAAAAAGAAATATATTCTTACTCAAGCCAAGGTATGTAAATATTGTCAAAGATGATATAGATGATATCATGCCATATAAAAAAGGTTCTACTCAGTATGTGAGTAAAACCTTATCTAAAGGAGAAAATATTAAATTGTTTAAGTAACTATTCGTTAGCTAACTTTTGGAAGTAACTTAAAGCATCATCCTCTTCTGAACTAGCAGATGCTACAGGAGCAGCGACTGGTTCTTTGCGTTCAAAGTTAGGTTGGAAGGAACGATTGTTATCCTCCTCAAATACCTCTTCATCTACACGACGAGCAGGTTTTTTAGCACCTAAAACATAATCAAGACGCTTCTTCAGATCATCATATGATTTGAATTGATCTGCAGCAGTGACAGCAGCAAGAGAATACTGCTTCTTCCATAATGCTTCTAAGGCATCATCATCTTCAAGTAGAGGAGATACTGCATCGAACTCTGACTTATCATAGTTCCAGTAACCATCCTTCTTGACGATCTTCAACTTGAAGTTTGCACCTTGCCAGGCTGCATTGCTTCCATAACCTTATCAAAGATCTTCTTACCAAACTTGTAGAGGAATACTCCACCCTCATTCTGAGGATTGGTAGGATCTTTTACAACGTAGATGTTTGCATAGTAAGAAAGCTTACGCTTCTGTCTACGAACTACATCCTTATCAGATTCATTACCACTGTTCCAGAGTTCACGATTGTGCTCTGACACAGGATCCTTGCCACCTGTTGTGGTCAAAGAGTTTTCAATATACCAACCACCTGGTCCTTGAAATGCATGAGAATACATCTTTGCCCAAGGGATGTCTTCTCCCTGTGGTGCTGGTAAGAAACGGATAACAGCATAACCGTTACCTGTTTTATCTACTTCTGGTTTCCAGAGTCTTTCATCTGCTCCACCACTAGTAGTGTTCATCTTCTCCACTTCTTTAACTAACTTTTGAGTTAAGGATCCTAGAGAGGACTGTTTTTTTAGGTCTTTAAATGACATTAGATTTGTGTTTAGATTTGGCTTTTGTGTACCTTATATCAAGTATTATGTTGTGAAAACTAACTAGAGTTTTTCACTCTGAATACTAACTGTATTATTCTACATCTTAAATTGGTCGTTGTCAATCTGTTTCTTCATAATCTCAACCATTTCATTCATATTCTTAAAGAATACATTCATATCAATATTAGCAGGAAGTCCCATAGTAGTTGCTCCCTCTAGAATTTGCTCCTTCATCTTTTTAGCTTCGGGATCATCAGATAAACTGACACGGGTATAAAGGATTCTTTGTTTCTCCAGAAGTCTCTCAAGTACTTCTACATGATACTTTTGATCTTCTTTAGGCATAGATGGAAACTTAAAGACGTTATTGTAAACTTCTTCTTGAAGTTCACTAACCTCTGCCATCTCTGCTCTCACTACTTCTGAATCAAAAAAACTCATCCTTCCTCCGCAGGTGTTTCTTCATCGCTCTGCTCTTCAATTTGTTCTAGAACATCAATAGCACCCAACACTTTTAATAATGTTGTGCGATTACTTTCTAAACTTTGTTCTAGTTGTGTTTTTTGTTCTTTTAAGTTTTTAAGAACATCTGCATTACTAAGAGCCATGAATAACTATCTCCTTTAAGATTTTTTTATAATGGGGTACATCTATATTTAGGAACGGTTTATACTTCTTAATCTTCCGACTGACGGTTTCCCACACGGGGTCATTCAGTTTCTTATCAAAGTTTGTTCCATACTCAAATATTATATCATAGATTACCATAGTTTCAAGTGATGTGTTACCACCCAGATAACTCTTCAGTATAGGTGGATGTCCTGTAGAACAATCAAACACATCATCAACCTTACTATCCCTAAACAAAGTATTAGTTTCTTCCTTAAAGACATAAGAAAGTGACTGCACCTTCTTCTTCCAATCTACATATCGTGCTTCTCCATTCTTTATCATATCACCTATCCACATTGTTGCAGGATCTGTGGTGCTTACAAAATTAGATACAAAAAATTCTTCTACCTCTTTATCATTCTTCTGTCTTGCAAATTTCTCAAACCAAAACCTATCCTTTCTCTTATAGAAAGCTTGGTGAGTTGCTCTTGTCTTACCACGATACTTTATATAATCGTAGTGGTCTTTAGTAAAGTGATTCTTTAACGAGAGATAACAACGGTATGCATCAAAAGGCATCATTTCATATAGGAAGTTTTGCTCTGGAACTTCTCTTTAAGAAGTTAAGTTCCTGTGCTTCGTATTTAATTTTTTCTTTTAGTGGTTTAGATATTAATTTAGGAACTGATTCAACATCAATATTATTGTTATCACAAAAATAAACAATAGCATCAATATAATTCATATCCTTATTAACTTGCACCAGAGCTTCAATCTCCTGTGCGAACCTTGCGGGACAGAAAAATTTACTTTCTAAAACTTTTTCTAATTCATTCTTTGGCATCATCTGTCCCAGTATTGTTAGATACAAATTCTTTAATATAACGAACTAGAAGTTTAATATAATCCCCTTTGTTCCTTTTGTCAAATACTTTTACTTCACCACCAGGAGTTACCATTAAGGTGATAAGTTTTTTGACAGGGATACCTGTTAGTTCGTAGTAAGCTGCTGCATAAAATGTTTCCTGAACAAAGTAATTTTCCAACCACTTTTCAGGTTTAATCTTTTCAGATGTCTTAAAATCTATGACTGCTAACTCACCTTCATACTCTGCTATACAATCAACTCTACCAGCAAGACCAAGGTACTCAGAGTAAAGGGTTCTTTCTATAGCGTGTATATTATTTATCTTATCCAGATATGGTGTAGCATGATGGAACATAAACTTTGTTGCTGGTCTATAATCATCCCAGTTAAGTTCTTTGTTCTCTAGATATGCTTGTGCTGCTTCATGGAAGTCAGTCCCACGAGCAGTTGCCTTCTTTGTAATTCTATTTGCTTCTTCTATACCCACTCTCTTACGCCAATCAATAAAGATCTGACGATTATAAAAGGATGTTACTGAAGTAATAGAAGGAACCCACTGACCATCAGGAAGATGATACAGTCGGCATCCAGGAGTTTCTTTCTTTTCTAATTCAAGATCACCAAGAAAATTACAATGAGTAAAGGTCATAAATTAAGTTCCAATTTAGCAAGAATGTATTCTTTAACTAATCCAGAGCGAACAATGTCCTCAACCCCGAATTCTACTATGTCAACAGAAGGCATGATACGAAGGACTCTCATGAAATCATGGATACCATTACGTTCATTCTGTTTAAGTAAGTCAGTTTGAGTTGCATCACCACAGAACATGATCTTGGAACTCTCTCCTACTCTTGTCATTATACTATCAAGTTCATGATAATTCAAGTTCTGGAATTCATCTACTATAATAATTGCTTTATCAAGTGTAGTTCCCCTAATGAATGAGGTACTCCAGAAGTCAATTGTCCCTTGAGTTTTAAGATTACCATAAAGCATTTGGAAGTCTGCTTCCGTATGCAACTCAAACATATATTTAACCATATGTTTGTATGGAATCTGATAAAGAGATGACTTATCTTCATGATCACCAGGCAAGAATCCAATCTCCCTAGTAGCAACTAATGACCTTACGATGTAGATTTTTTCATAAGGACTAGTAGGATCTAGAACATCTTGAAGTGCATTGTAAAGGGTAATAAATGTTTTACCCGTACCTGCACAACCATATGCAACAAGATTCTTATTGTTACTATAAGATTCAAATAAAGTTTTCTGATTTTGTGTGAGAGGTTCAATGTCCCTCATCATATCAGCATTTATTGGTTTCTTTCTTTTCATCTGCTTAGCCGTTAAACCTACACCAATAGGTTGATCTGATTTCTTTTTACGTGGCATGTTAGTCTACATCAAAAGCGGATTGAGTTTGAGATTCATAAGATCCCTTTTTAGCTAAACGTCCAGAGATACCTCCAGATTTATCAGCTTTATTAAGGATTTCACCCCATCCAGGATTCTTATTTACCAGTTTATCTCTCCACTCACCCACTTCTCCAGTGCCAGGCATAGTAGATGGGTCTGACCAATCTCTAATCCAATCTGGATTATCCTCACACCACTGAGTCCACTTTGTGACACTCATTGCGACTTCTTTTTGTTCACCAGTTTCTTTATTAATAACAGGATAGGTAGCCATAAAAGTTTACAAGGGATAGTTATTTAGCCCAATCAAGAGCTTCTGCAACAGTAGGAAATTGTTCAGCAAAAATTTTACGAACTCCTTCTGCTACATCCATATGTTCCTTCTGAGTTCCATGTGCAGAACGTAGGTCAATGTAATGTACCCATGATCTAACAGAACCAGTCATATAGATTCTTGTAGGTGTTGCTAGTGGGAGAACAAATCTCGCACACTCCTTTGCAACTCCCTCTTG